ACTCACACACCGAAGGCGCGTTGTTGCCTACTTCGTAGCCGTTACGGCTCTCTTACTGTTTATTCAATACCTCGACCGTCACACTCGAACCACAACATGCGGAAAGATCCCGGAAGGGTGGGCATGTCGGACTGCGTGGAAGTGGTAGCGAATAGCTGCCACCGGTACGACATAAGCGCGGGTGAGTGGGTTACCACTTGCCCGTGCTGTCGCTTGATCTGGTACACGCCTAACCTTAAAGAGTGTCTAAGCCAATTCTTGAAACATACCCGGAAGGTGTGCCTATCGGGTTATTGAATGTCCGATTTATACCTTTTGACACATTAAATGCTGATTAGTGGCATTTGTCGTTCCTGATGAGAGCTGCGTTAATTTCTCTACGACCCACTACTGAGCCTTGAACTCGCTGAATTATTATCTGCTACTATTTATCACACCCACTAGCGAGCCTTGAACTCGCATCATAAGGAGAGACTATGAATCCGCAAGCAGTAACGCAAGTGTTAGAACAGATAGCGAATAGGTTTACCTATGCAGTAGATCAACAAGACTACGAATTACTACGCTTTACAGTAGGCGAGTTAGAAGACGTAGTACATAATCTCAAGCTGGAGATTAACGACATTAGACACATAGCAGTAACAGAAGAACAGATCAACGCACACTTAGAGTTCATGGGAAAGGCAGACGAATAATCTAGCAAGCCTCTAATCGACAGACTGGGCAGCCAATTAGCTGCCCTTTCTTTTTTGGAAAGGAACTACTAATGAGTAATAAACAACGTGTAATGGCAGGAATGACAAGCCTAGTAATGGCTTTCTTATCTTTATTTGGATACCCAACAACTGCCCATGCAGCCGGNCTAGCTGAGCGCTTACGNTGCTCCCCGGAACTGCCGAACGAATTGTGGACTCAATCAATGGCGAAATCCTATGCCAAGTTCGTTATGTCTAAATACGGATGGAACGCTAAGAGCGAGTTTAAGGCGCTCAATAAACTCTGGAACCAAGAGTCACACTGGAACCCACTTGCCTACGACACAACACCAGCAAGCGATGGCTCCCACGCTGGCGGTATTCCGCAGGTGCTAGGCATGTCAACACGAGTACCGGCACCCTTGCAAATTGACATAGGGTTGGAGTACATTAAGCAACGCTACGGNAAACCTTCTGTAGCTTGGGCGCATGAGCGCCGACACTTCTGGTACTAAGGAGAGAATAATGCGTGAGCCACTATGGATGTCCGGTGAAGGATCTGCAGCTGAAGATGAAGTAGAAGAGTTAGATGTATTCGATAAGGCTGACGAAGCCTATGACGCTTTGATGGAGGATTAAATGTCAATAGAACGCAATCGAATTGTTGTTGAAACCTACTGCTGTGACTTATGCGCCAAGACAACAACAACAGTGTCAGAATGGTACACACTAAGAACCATCAGTTTAGAGGTTATGGATTTCTGCTCTACTCATTGCTTGCAGAAGTGGGTAAGCGAATGTCTATAAAAACAGAGCGTCGTGCAGTAAGCATTGAAACTACATGCTACACTTGTGAATCACCGATCTGGGTACCTGAATGGGATTACTCAACGGTGCGTAACTATTGCTATCCTTGTGCGTGTGCAAGGTTAGCTTTATAGCATAGCCGTTACTATGCTAAAGTAATACATGCAGTGCAGGTTTTGGCTCTCTCCTATCCTGCACTGCTTTTTACTCTAAAGAGAGAGACAAAGGAGAGCAGCATGGTTGAAATCAACGGCGAGAAGTTGCCGGAACACATTAGTTACAGCGCCATGACTACATGGCTAGATTGCGGTTGGAAGTATTATCTCAAGTACGCCAAGAAACTCGCAGAAGATCCTGCATGGTGGTTCTATGGCGGTAGCGCAGTACACCAAGCTACAGAGAATTACGACCGCTTAAACCCATGATTGAGATAACGCTACAAGAAGTAGTTAGCAAGATCTGCTTATCTATTGCAGAAATGGTTGACGAATTACCGATAGCGCATACAATTATCAGTGAACTTGGAGCAGATGATCTGATCTTCAAGGAAGATGTACTTGAATTACTAAGGAGAGATAATGGCTATTGAGTTATTAGACTTATGGAACGCAGCTTGGAAACAGACTGAAGCACAGAGATCGGAATACGATCTCAGTACATCTGGTACTTGGCGCGTAGCCAATGCTAAGCGAGATCCAGAAGATGGTGACTGGTGGTTTACCCATGGTTACAAGTTCTTCGCTAACTGGGTTGAGTGGCGTAAAGAGCAAAAGGATGTCTGGGAGATAGCGCAGCTAGAAGATGGCTCACCAGCCATCGAACTAGATGTAAGCGTTTGGATAGATGACATTCAAGTCAAGATGTATCTCGATCGCGTTATGCGACACAAAGAGACCGGCATGTTAGCAGTAGTTGACCTTAAAACAGGCAAAACTACACCCGGAGATGGACTTCAGCCCGCCTTCTATCGTTATGGATTGAAGAANAACTTTAACTTAGATGCCAACATAGGTTACTATTGGATGGCTAGAAAACAGGAACTTTCACGGGCGCTCGATCTGACTATCTTCACAGAAGAAATGATCGAAACACTAGTGAAGGACTTTGATCGGGCGAGAAAGTCAGGTATCTTTCTTCCTAATCTACATAGTTGTAACATGTGTGGATACGCTGCACAATGTCAATGGAACCCAAAGGAGAAGCAATGAGCAGTACAGAAGCCCGCATCAGCATCACAGTCAAGACTACTATCGGTAGCCTTGTTACTGTGCGTGCAGAGTCAGAGCAAGAACTCGATAACGTTATTGCGCTAGCACTTGAGTCAATCAAGTCAGCAGTAACAGAACTAGAAGCATCAGTTGCAGGTCGTAGCGCTGCTGCTGCACCCGCAGCACCGTTTAACAATGCTGTAGCGCAGCTGCAACAAGGACTAGGTGCAACCGTAGTACAGCAGGATGTCCCACCTTTTAACCAACCATTCGCCTCAGGGGGTGGTCGCAGTTGTAAGCACGGAAAGATGACAGGTATCCAAGGAGCATCCAAGGATGGTGGAATCTACAAGGGTTACTTCTGCCCATCACCACAAGGCACGGTTGATAAGTGCAAGACTCAATACGTACAGAAGCACGAACCAGACTTCCAAACATTCGTGGCTGATCGTATTAAGTAATGAAAACCCTACGACGATCCGTTCGTAAAGCAGAAGTTGGAGGGGAGCCTTTACCGGCTCCCTTTCAGGCTTTCGAGAGAGCCGGAATCGTGCTTCGTCGTGCTGAAGTTACTGTCATCGCTGGTACACCCGGCGCTGGTAAATCTTCCATTGCGTTAGCGATTGCATCTCGATTGAAACAGCCTGTCCTTTACTTCTCAGCTGATACCAATGCTCACACCATGGCTATGCGACTTATCGCTATGTCCGGGAAGATGACACAACAGCAAGCCGAGAACCTTATCAAGGCTAACCCCGATAGGGCTGAGCAAGTGCTTCAAGATAATGGTCACATCTATTGGTCATTCGAGTCTAGCCCTAGCCTTAAAGACATTGACGAAGAAGTCAGTGCGTTTGAGACTGTTTGGGGTAGATCTCCCACGATGATCGTGGTCGATAACTTGATGGACATTGCACTAGANGGCTATGAAGAGTTCGCTGCAATGCGTCAGATTATGAAAGAGCTGAAGTTCCTAGCACGAGATACCAACGCGTCTGTGCTAGTCCTACACCACACTCAGGAAGGCTCACAGGGGTATCCCTGCCAGCCACGCTCAGCCTTGCAAGGCAAAGTTGCACAGATCCCGGCGATGGTGCTTACTATCGGCAATCAAATGTTGCCTAACGGAATCGATCAATACATGTGCATAGCACCGGTAAAGAATCGTTACGGAAGAGCAGACCAAACAGGCAACACTTATATACAATTATCATTCGACCCNGAGTCGATGTATTTAGAGGATGTCTTGCGTACCTACGATCAAGAGGAGATGATGGTTGTATGAGTAACGCAGCGAAGGCAAAGGGTTCTAAGGCAGAACTAGATGTCGTTAAATGGCTCAAGGAACGAGGGTTTCCTTACGCAGATAGACGATTAGCTGGTGCTACCCTAGACAAAGGGGACATCTCCGGTGTTCTTGGTGTCACTATTGAGATCAAGAACCACGCGACGATGAACTTAGGTGGGTGGGTTGCAGAACTAGAACTGGAAATGTTCAACGATAATGCTTGGACTGGAACAGTTCTACATAAGCGCAAGGGGAAAGCTGATGTAGGAGAATGGTACTGCACCCAACCCGCACACATCTGGATCGAACTTCTAAAGAAAGCGATGGAAAATGGGTGACAAACATAGCATCGAAGATTTTTTTAATTTCATAAGTGCGGCAATGCCAGCTAGAGGACACGGTTGGAGAAAGATGAAGTGTCCATACCACGAAGATCGTAACGCTAGTGCAGCCGTGAACTTTGACCTTAACAGGTTTAAGTGTCACGGTTGTGACGTAGCCGGAGATACATACGATCTAATACGCAAAGAGAGAGGCGGTACATTAAGTGAAGCTATCGAGTTCGCATCGAGCATTTCTTCAGAAAGCCACAATCCAGTATTCGCAACACATCGACCAAGCGGAGGAGTACCTCGCCACACGGGGTCTGTCGGTCGAAGAGGCACGAGCGTTTGGACTGGGAGTAGTCGTAGATCCGCTTCCTAGTCACGAAGCAATAGCAGGGCGTTTAACTATCCCTTACATCACGCCTAGTGGCGTGGTAGATCTACGGACAAGAGCAATGCACGGGGAAGAACCTAAGTACCTAGGNTTGCCGGGTGCTGAAACAACNATGTTTAACACCAACGCAATCTTTACAGCCACGAAATACATCTGCCTCACTGAAGGTGAGTTCGACTGTATACTNATGACTGCAAAGACACAGCATCCAACAGTAGGGATACCCGGGGCTTCTTCATGGAAGCCACACTATGCCCGGATCTTGGATGATTTTGACATTGTTATCGTGCTGGCTGACGGTGACAAAGCTGGTAGTGAGATGGGCAAGAAGGTGGGTAGAGAGTTATCCAATGTNAATGTCATCCCAATGCCAGACGGAGAAGACGTGAACAGCGTCATACTAAAGTACGGAAAGGACTGGATCGATGAGCGAATCAACGAATGCGTCACCGCAGGATGANTTCGTATTACCCCTAGATAGGAGCATTTGGAAACATGTCAGGACAATGGAAGCGTCGATTGGGATTCCCGTATCAGACGATAAAGTATTGGATCTTTTTGGCAGTCTTTATGACATTTATTTTGCTTATGAAACAGACCNTAAAAAAGGAGAAGAACTCCTAATCGCATTGACGGCGCTGCTTATTGCAGCACCTCTTGGTCAAGGCAAAACAGTCTGGGACAAGCTCAACGACCGCAAGGTAGACCTTACTAANTTCGAGTTTAAGGCAGCAGAAGATGCTGATAGGGCTTAGCGGGTACGCACAGTCGGGTAAGGATTCAGTAGCCGAGGTTCTCGTAAGAGACTTCGGCTTTACTCGTATCGCNTTTGCCGANAAGATCAAAGAACTACTCTACGAGATNGACGATAATGTTCGTTTTATAGTAGACACTATGGGGTGGGATAAGGCTAAACAAAATCCAGTAATCCGTAGAAAGTTGCAAGACCTAGGGATGAGCGCTCGCAAAGTATTTGATGATGACTTTTGGGTAAGACAAGCCATAAAAGGCATAGGCTTACAAACAAGAGTAGTCATTACAGATGTACGTTTTCCCAACGAGATGCAAGCTGTGTGGGAGATGGATGGCAGGGTGTGGCGTGTAGATCGTCCCGGCGTTGATGCCGTGAACGATCACATCTCAGAACATGCAACCAAAGAACTAACACCAGATGTGTACATCAACAACACCGGCACTTTAGAAGACTTAGAAATAGCCGTACACAACATAATGAGACACGCGGGATAAATCTCACAATTTGGACATAGAACATGTCACACTTCTCACACCGACTAAATGGTCGGTGGAGAGGTGGTCAGCTTGAAGAAAGTCGTAGTCCTTTCAGACATCCAATACCCGTTTCATGACCCCAAAGCCATTAAAGCAGTACTAGAATTTGTTAAGCACGAGAAGCCAGATGAACTGTGGTGTGTAGGAGATGAGTTAGACGCTCCTCAGCCAAGTCGCTGGAACAAAGGTATGCGTGGTGAATACAATGACACGCTACAAGATGACATTGACGGTCTACACGACCTCATGCTCGACTTCCGCATCGCCCTTGGTTGGAATAAGAAGTTTGTTATTCAACGCAGCAACCATACGGATCGCATCGAGACGTACATCAACAAGTACGCCCCTGCCCTCAATAGTCTTCGGAACACGAAAATCGAGAAGTTGATCGGTTATGATGAGTTGAAGATCCAGTACCTTCACGGGTTCAAAGAGCTGCTTCCCGGATGGGTAATGGCGCATGGAGATGAAGGTCGCTCCGTCCAAGTCCCCGGCAGCACAGCTATGAGCCTTGCGAAGAAACTTGGTAAAAGCGTTGTATGCGGTCACACTCACAAGCTCGGCTTGCAGCACGAAACTACCGGACTCAATGGCGATACCAATACTATCTTCGGGCTTGAAGTCGGTCACCTTATGGATCTTAAACAAGCATCCTACCTTACAAGTGGCATAGCGAACTGGCAGCAAGGCATCGGTATCTTGATTGAACATAACCGAAAGGTTACACCCTATGCAGTACCCATTGTCAAGGGAGAAATCAACCTTCCATGAAGCATGACGAAAGTTGGGTTGAAGAATACTCAGAGATGGTCTCCAGACTGGCTCAGGAGTACAAGAGACGGTACTACGTCTTAGATGTTAAAGATATTAAGCAAGAGATCTACATGTGGTTTGTAAGCCATCCTCGTAAGTTTAAGGAGTGGTCTGTACTGCCCGAGAAGGAACGAGAGAAGCTGATAGCGAAGTCGCTACGCAATGCTGCGCTCAAGTACTGCGAGAAAGAGAAAGCCAAGATCGTCAAGTACGACATTGAGGATCTGTACTACTACGACACCTCGGTAGTTGAAGCATTCCTGCCTAGCATCATCCAAGAGTCTTATGAGATGCCAGCCAAGATCCAAGACTTGAACTCCAAGTTCAGCGGTAGCGGAGAGGTAAGCGACGGCATGAACTGGCTCGTGTTGCGAGCTGACATTGCCAAGGCGTTCTACCTACTCTCAGAGAATAAACAGAACATCCTGCGTCTTGCCTTTGGCAAGGAGCATGGAGATTGGAAGGCGTTATCTGCAACGCTACAAACTACGCCAGACGGCGCTCGTATGAAGGTCCAGCGCTCGCTGGGATCACTTATTCAACACCTAGGAGGATGGAAACCCTACGATGACCAAGACATCCAAGAACAAGTCTCAAGTGAAACAGACAGTGACACAGAACCAAGACAAGCCGAAGCCGAAGAATAACCAAATCATTGTCGCTTGGTGCGACGGTGGTTCGGTAGACGGTAAGTTCGCTGAAGGATTGGTCTACTCGATCCTTGCTGGCAATGTACCTATTGCCTCTGCCATGCGTGTGCAGGGCAACCAGATCGGACGCCAGCGTCAGAACGCCTTTGACTACTGGTATGACCACACAGACTTTGACTGGATACTCTGGATCGACTCAGACATCGTAGTGACCCCAGAGGTGCTACAGATGCTCTGGAACGAGGCAGACCCAGTAGCACGTCCGGTTATCTCCGGAACCTATTTCATCTCCAAGGAGAACGAGCAGGCTTTGATGACTCCGTTCCCATCACTTTTCTCATGGACCGAGGATCCTTACAAACTTGCCTATGTACATCCACTCCCAGTTAATTCTCTTGTTCGTGTCGGTGCTGCTGGCTTTGGCTTGGTGCTTATGCACCGCAATGCTGCTAAGCAGATGCGAGAGAAACTTGGCGATAAGCCGTTCTTCAATGAAACTGGCGTTGGTGAGCAATTTGTATCTGAGGACATCAACTTCTTCCGACTCATGCGAGAAGCAGAGGTCCCTCTCTACGCTCACACAGGCGCAGTAGTCAAGCACATGAAGCGCTTTTCCTTTGATGTTGAGTTCTACAAGCTGTTCTGGGACAACGAGGAGCGTAAGAATGCTGACNGATCAACCGATTGACTTCTCCTTTGATGGGGAGATCCCTACNTTTGCCTGTATCTGCGGATCGGCAATGTTCAGACTTACCGTAATGTGGGACGAAGACACTCGTGCAGTGGGTTGGTATGACCTGCTGCAGGAGTGCGCGATGTGTGGCGCTACATCTACTGCACCCACACCTATTGATGAAGGGTTTGACTGCGCGTGAAAATAAATTNNATTAAACGCCCACGCATGACCGGCGTTGGAATTGGTCATTCGTATGTACCCCTTGATTACTATTGGGGATCAAGAAGGGCTAGTCATTTAATTGAATGTCATTTCATCAAATGGACTATGACTATTGAATGGGAGACAAAACCAAATGCCTAGATACGACTTCAAGTGTGAGAAGTGTGGCTCAGTTATTGAAGTTCAGATGAGCTTTGGCGATTCCACTGTGCCAGTCTGTTGCCAAACCTCTATGACAAAGGTATTCTCCTCCACGCCGATCCATTTCAAGGGCGGCGGTTTTTACAAAAACGGAGGATAATATGTCATCAGATCTAATCGGTAGCACTATGATTATAAACTCAATACCAACACCCACAGAAAACGATCGTGCTTTAGCCAAGGCCTACCTTGTGCGTAACGGTCACCTAGACATCATTGCGATGCTTGACCTATGACCCACGATGAATTGCTGGCAAGGATTGCCTTGCATTGGATATACGCCGATGATCCAGAGTTTTACGGAATAGGTGGCTATCGCAAAGCCCTTCGTGCAGTAGTGGAATTGCATAAGCCAGTTCAGGGAAGGTCTGATATAACAACTTATGATTATGTTGGGTGCGATGCTTGTGTTGAATGGTCGCACGATGGCAATATGAATCTTAAGTATCCCTGCCCAACTATCCAAGCCATCGAGAAGGAATTGGGATGACCGATCTATTTATGTGGGAATACAAAGGAAAAAATAAATGAACCAAAACCAAGAAGATCAAGTAATTTGTTTATGCGGTGAAGTCGAAGACGGCACCCACTGGATTATCCAGACAACTCAAGGCTGGAAATGCGCCATCGAGAAGGAGTTAGCATGAATAAAGAAAGAGACTGGGTATGGCAGGATGATTCTGCCTGTGCCAAAGAAGGCATCCATGTAGATGATTTCTTCCCAGAGGTGGGAGTAGCAGTACATAACACGGTGAAGATGATTTGCCGAAGCTGTCCCGTTCAAGAACAATGCTTA